CCCATAACTTTTTTCATTTTATCATTATACATAGTATTACCTTCTCTCTCTATTTGTTTTTATTAGGGCTTTTATTACGATCTTTACCAGCCTGATATGAGTTTAATAAACCCCTACCTTTAGCAGCAAGTCTAGCAGCAGACTGGGCATTTCTAGGTACTGGTTCTCCCCAGGCAGCAGCAGCCAGAGCAAGCCTTGTTGGCTTGCCATTAGGATTTTGTAAGGGCCCAGATGGGTTGGTATAGAAACGAGTAAGAAACGATCCTTTACGCCTCTTCTTATCAGGTGTATCGGCAGGACCTTTAACTCCTGGCTTTAAGTTAGAGCCTTGAGTTTTCTTAAAGAACTCTCTACCTGCTGAGGTTAATCCACCTTTAGGATCTTTTATAGGTTGTTTCATAATAACTTAGCCGCATCTACTAATTCATCTATTGTACCATTCCACTCATCAGATAAACTATCAAAGGTTTCTTTCTGAGATTTAGTTAACTCATTATGATATCGTAACCAACCTCTTTTCCAATCTCTTATATCTTGCAAAAATCCTACTTTCTCTTTATTAAAATAATTTATACCTAGATTATTACCAAGCATTTTACCAGTTAATTCTCTTGGTACATCAAAATTTTCTAAATATTTAAACTCTCTATTAACATCTGCTAAATTTTCAGCATCTGTATAAAAATTTTTTTTATCATTAATAATATCAGAAATATATTTATTTTTCTTAGCACCTCTTTTAAGTTTATTCATATTTGTATCTATAATTGAGTAGTATTCCTTTTGACTTAATATTGGTAAATTACCTGGGTCCCAATCTTGACGATAATTAAAGTCTTCAATATCAGTAGGTTTTCTACCCTTGAATCCCCACTCTAAAGGTTTCTTAACAGCAGGCATAACTTTAGGAGCAGCCTTCTTAACTAAGCCCTCAGCCACTTCCTGACCTATTTCTCTACCTATTTTTCCTATGATACTCATAATAACTTAGCCGCCCTCACTAGATCGTCAGCACTACTGGTACTAAAATCCCACTCTGGTAGTAGAGATATAAGTGTTTCTCTTTGACTTTCATTCATACCTTTTAAGCCATTAGATATATCTTGTATCCTTTTTTTGTAACTTTCAGTATTACTAACAGTTCTATAATTTTCATCTTTTAATAACGCTTTTGCTAATTTACCTGTATATTTTCTAGGTATATTAGCATCTTCTAGTTTAGCAAATAAAAGTGCACTGTTATGTGGGGACTCGGATAGAATATCATGATTTTCTAATTGTTTTGCCCATTTATTTTTTAATGCTTTAGAATTATTTCTATTTAATGAAGCACCTTCTCCAAATCCATGACCAGCATAATTTATTTTTTTTAAGTATTCATTACCAGACATCTCATTAGGTTTTTTCTTAAATACCCAATCTTCTAAATTATCATCAACATTTTTAGCAGCTTTCTTAACTACAGGAGCAGCCTTCTTTGCTAGGCCTTCTGCAACCTCTTCACCTATTTCTCTACCTATCTTACCTATGATACTCATCTACTCACCTATCCTATCCTCTAACCAAGATATATAATCTGTAACATTAGCCAACTCTCCAGGCCAAACTTGTGATGGTTTATAATTCATTATTAAATGTAATTGTGGTCTAGCTGCTAATAAAGATTGTGTACAATGATTAGAACATATTGCTCTTTTATTACTTTCCCAACCTTTAATCTTAATACCTAAGAATCTAAGTGCTATACGAGTGATCTCTCCCCATCCATATCTAACACCTACCATTGATTCAGAGTGAACTAGAATATCTCTTTGTTCATTCTTAGTTCTCCACATTCTAACTATCTTTATAGGCTCTTCAGTTCTAACACGATATCTAACTCCATCTTTACTTTTCTTTATAGATGGGAATGCCTCTATGGTTTTCCATTTACCCTCACCTAAATAATGATGGTATATAAAACAATGGGCATAAGGAGAACCTGTTCCATGCCTAATAACCCAACCTATTAAACCTCCACCTTTAGTGAATCCTATATCTCCTGGCTTAATACCTATAAATACTTTATCCATAATTAACCCACCTGACCAATAGTTAAAACAACTGATGGAACAACTGGTACAACACCAGATGCATCTTCATGGTATAGACTTATATTAGTATGATTAACACTCCAAGCTAACTGTATATAGTCATTAGTATTTAATGTTAAATAAAAATCTCTTGATGATACTTGATATTCTGAGTTAGTTGTTACTGATTGTCTAGTACCACTCTCAGGTATTGCTGTTCCATTTTTCTTAAACCATAAATGAGCATGGGCATTAGTACCGCCACCACCTGAATTGTGAAACTGTACAGCATATTGAATATTATATAGGCCAGTTTGTGAAACCCTAATTTTATTAGTGTCTTGTAACAATACATATCTTTCGAAATCAGTTGAGTTAAATGAGACAATATACTCATCTCCAGCAACAGTTGCAAATTGATCAACCAATGATTGCCAAGAACCATTAGGAACAGAACCTAAATTACTTATACCATAATCATCAGGTCTGTATGTTAACGGCATGAGACTAGCCTACATTCAGTATTCGCATGTCGCAAGTTCCAACGAGAGCCTGTACCCAGATCTCTCCTGGACCTTCGACTACAGTTACAGGGAACTCATATACAGCATAAGGTGGTAAATATATTCCTTCTGTTGTTATATTTGTAGATTGGTTATATATATATAGATCTCCAGGACCTAGATTCTGGATTACAGGTGCTTGATTGCCTGTGAACCCAGTGTTTGTTGCTCCAGCCGCTACAGTGATATTCATATTATCTCCTTTCTGTTACGCTGATCTTCTAAAAGTTGTTCTTATAAATGTGGGCAATGATGCAGCGTTTGCTGCATAAGTTACAGTAGCAGGTAATGTACCAGCATAAGTACCAATTGAGTGAGCCCAGCATGCTCCAAGACTTCCTGCGCTACCTGAAACTATACCTCTCTTACGATACATCTGAAAATCTCCTTGCATAGTAAAGAGTGCTGGTGTTTTACCAGCAGGTACATCTGTTGATCCTGATACGGTTACTCCTACAGCGATCCAGTATACAGTGTTACCTAATAACTCTTGAGATATAGTTAGTTCCTGTGGTCCAGGGCTAGTAACTCCAGCGTCATAGCTAAGAGTTCCATAAGTAGTTATTAATGATGCAGGATAATTGTTTGTTGCATCATGAGTATATAAACCTATATTATAACTCCATGTATCAACGGCTCCATTATCACCTGTAAACATTATACCTATTTTATTAATGGTAATTGTTGAATCCATTTTAATAGGTACAAATTGTATGAATGGGTTAGGTAGGTGTCTACTATTATTTGAAGTTAATGAAACACCACTTACATCAAATCCCCATGGGTGAGTGTATCTACCTACTGGAGGTGCTGTTATAGGGTTTAAATTAGCAGACACATTTGCTGATGCTGCTGATGAGTTGTATATATATGGCATAGTTTTCCTTTCTTATAACCAAATGTATTTCGGTTTAGCCTTTTGTACTTTTAGAGTTCCATCCTTTAGGATACCTCTATCTTTAATAAACTTCTTTACTTCTAATTTAGTTACACCTGGTTTTATCTCCCAGTGCATTTGATCTATATTAGTAGCTCTATAATTACCACCCCATCTAATTACTTCAGATAACTCTTCAGCAATTTTTGTAGATGCTAATAATTCTTTCTTTGACATTCTCTTTTTAAACATAGGCCATCTCTGCCAGTTTAAATCGATAGCAGTTCCTGAAGCATGATTTGACCATTTGTTACCAGTTCCTATCTTACGATATGTATATCCAGCCTCATCTTGAAACTTACCTGGTTTATTATTCTTTCTTAAATCACAAACCTCTTCATGAACTCTGCTTGCAACATATGCAAGTAGTGGGGCACAGTCTTTTTGAACCCTTAAAGGTATCCCAGGAATTCCAGTATTAGGTATTCTAATAACTACTAACTCCTTACTAGATTGATCTTCTATTACTTTCCAACCATTTTCACTTAGTGCCATTATCTTCTCCTCTTTTTGATTTAGGTGTGTACTTTCTTCTACGCTCAAGATCTTCCTCTAACTTAGCTACTTGAGATTCTAGTTCTTTTATTCTCTTTTTTAACGATATATTTTCTTTATTTAAAACTTCTAATTCTTTTAATTTCTCTCTTGCTGCTGATAACTCTTCTCTATAATCGTTTAATTGATTTACTAAATACTCTTGCTGTTCTGTTAAATATGTTATTGATTGACCTTGAGCATCTACTACTAAACTCATATTATCTACTGAAGATCTTAAATCATCAGCTGAGGGATCAACATTAAATACTCTTTTTATCCAATTCCAGGCAGAGGTTTTACCCTTCTTGGTTCTCAAATACGCAAAGAATCCAGTAAGGATAGTTCCAAGTGCTGCTAGTATTGCTTCTATATTAGTCATATTGTACCTCACTATTATTATACTTAGGGGCGACCATAACCATCCCTAACCATCTGTTGTATATCTGCTGATGTGTAATTTTGTTTTAACATTTCCTTTAACCATGCTTTTTCAACACCTAATGATCTTGCCATTCCCTCTATTTTACTTATTAATCTATCTTCTCTAGTTCTTAATTCAGCAGCATTCTGCTTCATTGTTTGAGTTGATACAGGAGCACCAGTAAATGTACTTAGTATACTAGATAATCTTCTATCAGCATCGGCTGGACTTGATAATCTTGCAATAGTTCCAATAGGAGGTATTAAGTCTTTTATTATATTATATCTTTTAGGAGTTAAGAAATCATATACTATAGAATTTGCAGGTATAATTGGAAGAGCCTGTACTGGTTCTTCAGAGAACTTCTGTTTTGTAAATGTATCTACACCTATAAGAGATTCAAGAGCTGCTTTAGCTAATGGGTTAGATGCTGATACTAATTCGCTTGATAATTGACCATCACCTACAGATAAGAATTTGTTTAAATCAAATGCGGGAGATTCAAACCCTGGACCTGCTATCGCTAATGGACCACCAGGAGTCTGGAATCTAGTTACAAATCCCATTCTTTCTTTCATAAAGTCAGGCACTAGTTCATTCATTAATTCATCATCACCTTCAGCACCAAATTGATTCTGTAATTCATCTTTAGCAAATCCAAGTTTATTAAACTTTCCTGGTTGACTTAATAATGCATTAAATTGTAGAGGTATATTTCTTCTACTCCATGTATAGAATGGTAGAATGTTTTTCATATATGTTCTTTCAAAGTCACTTAGATCTTTATAATCAAATTGTAATGCTTTGGTAAATAAAGCTGCAGCATTACCATTATCTTCTAAACCAAATCTTTTTACACCACTTAGATATGCTGCTAATCTTACATAGTTTTCTGATATATCTGCAACCTCACCTGATTTATTTATAAAACTAAAGTTCATTGCTTTATTTAAAGCTTTTTGATATGTAGTTAATTCTTCTTGACTTCTACCTTTAAATAAATTTACTGTATTGGGATTTAATAGTGCAGAAGATAATTCTCTGCCTTCTAGTCTAGCCTCATCTCTTAGGTATTCTAGAGTTCTATTTCCTTTAAATATAAGGTTATCTTTGCCAGAAGTTAATACTTCTGCAGCAGATATATTACCAGTTACTTTTATATTAGATAATTTTTTAAGTGCAAGATAATCTGCTAATTGACTTATTTCAAAATCAGCAACTTGAGAACCTCTAGCATTTGATAATGTAATTATATCATTTGCTAATTTATTAGCGTCATCATCTAATCCTGAAGCCTTTCCATTTCTAATGTTATCTATTGCTTTATCTGCTTCTTTCTGTGCTTTATTTAATTGAAATAGTATTTTAGCAGATAAGTTGTGATCTTTAGCAGATACATCACCTAAATAATTATTCCACCAAGCACCTTGTAAGTTTCTTGAATGGTAACCTCCAGGTCTACCTACAGTGGCATATGTCTTATATAATGTATATAAAGGTTGATAAACATCAGTAAAGAATTTACTTGTATTTAATGCATTTGTTTCTACTTTAAAATACTTTTCTACTGCATCTTTAACTGTCTCATCTGCATATAAATTAGATAGACCTCTAGGTAGTTTAATACCTTTCTCTAATCCAATAGGTTGTAAATTTCTACTTAATAGATCTTCTAAGTTACCACCAGTTTGTCTTACTTGAACTAATCCATCTCTAGAGAATAAATTTTCTTTTGCTTTCTTAGATAATTTAATTCCAGAAGATTCACCAGCAACTAGCGAGGATTTTAATACACTCATTAAGTTACCAATTACTTTGGTGCTATTAGGATCTACATCTTGTATATTGGCAAGTAAACTATTTATTACTTCTTTATTAGCAGCAATTTTATCAATAGCTTTATTTGCCTTATCTACATCAGTAATATTATTATTTAAAATACCGTTGCGTAAATCATAGTCTATATTATCTAAAGTAGTTTTTATATCCTCACCTTTTTTAACTAATGAAGGTAAATTTAATAATTTTACTTCATCAAATGTTCTTTCGCTTAATAAACCAGTTCGTTTTAAATCACCAATCAATAATAGTTTATTTGTAAATTCTGAGTAAGATGCATATTGTTGAGCAGCTATCTTTATTGCATCGGTTTCAAATGTCTTATGACCTTTAGGTCTTATTCCTAGATCAATAAATCTTTGATTTAATTCAGCATTGTTAGCATTCTCTACTCTACCATATTGATCTGTATCAAATCCAAGTCTTCTTGATTTATCTGTTGTATATGCTAAACTTTCTTTACCTTCTTTAGCTCGTCTAGCAATTTCCTGTTGCGTAATAGGTCTAGGTATATAATTTCTAGCTATAGTAGATATATCACCTACATCAACTCCAGCATATAATGCTGCTTCTTTAAGTTCTGAGAACATATTCTCTCCCTGCTCTCTAAGAGTAGATGCAATATTAAAACCTAATATCTCATCTTCACCTGCATTTGGATTTAACCTCATGTCATCAGCCATCCCAAAATACTCGTCTTTATATCTATCTACTGCTTTAGAATTTTTTGATTTATTAACCATTTTATCACTAGCCTGTAATACAGTAGAAGCAGTTTCATCTCTAAGAATTAATGCTGCGGTTCTTTTATTCTCATCAGCTATATTTGTAGTAAATGTTTTATAGTCCATTCCACCTTTACCAGTGTGATAATTTTTAATAAAGTCTGCATACTCAGAACCAAATCTACCATTAAGTAAATTTGACCAACCCTGAAATGCTCTACTTGATCTATAAGTATTAAATACATTTCTACCTGCTTCAGCCATAGATCTTAATCCTAAGTCATCTACTAAGTATCCAGATCCAGGAGTTAGATCTAATACTCTTCTAGTAGATGATTCACCTGCAGATACAATTTTACCAGTATCTGATTTACCTAAGAATGGAAGTCTTACTCCTATTCCACCTCTTATCTCACTAGTGGTACCAGATAATATCTCTTTAGTTAAGTCACGAGCTTTATCAGGTGAATAACCTTGATCTAATAATGTTTTCTCTATACCTTTTCTAGCACCAAAACCACCACCTATAATCTGACCCTCACCTGCAGCAGAAGATAACTGCTTTATTATATCATCTTCTCTTGTTTTAAATAACGATTCTTCTATAGGTTTTACTCTAGATATATTAGAGCCTTGTGCTAATCTACTTTCAAATGTATCTGGTAATTCTATGTTTGTAGGTGCTTTAGTTGCTGTAGTTCTCTGAGTTCCCATTCTTATTACAGGCTGATCTGATGTCCTTATATCCCCTGCTCTAGTAAGAGCCTTTAGACCTGCCTGTTGCGTGGCTGTAGCAGCCTCTACAGGGCTTGTAATGGGTACTTCTGGCAGTCTTATAGGTTGTAATACTCTTCTCGCTGACTTAGCAACCTCTGCCTCGGTAGCTGCTGCCTTAGCAGCACCTCTTAATACACCACCTCCACCAAATGTTAGGTAAGTAAGTGGGTCTGTAGCTACATCTATACCAAATCCTAGTGCTCCTCTACCAAATCTTTCTGCTAAAGACGCATCTTCTGGAGTTTCTCCTAATAACTCACCACCAGTAAATCTTTCTTCACCTGATAATCCCTGTAATGCTCTTAAAAATGGATTAGTCTCTTCACCCTCTTGAGTTATACCTGCTACTCCACTTAAAAATCCTAGAGTTGCAGATTGTGGTCTAGTTAGATAATCTAAAGCAGAAGTTAGAAACTTTCTTTTTGTTTCTCCGCCACCTTCAATACCTAAGCCTTGTGCAAATTGTTGTGTGTTTAGATAACTCTTTCTTGCTAGATATAAAGAGCGCTCTTCAGGTGTTAATGAATCTAAATTTACACTAGATAATCCCCCAGCAAGAGCTAACTTTGGTATAGCCATTATTATTCTCCTCTTTTAAAATATGTAGCTGCAAATCCACTTGCTGTTGTTGGGAGTCCTGCTTGTACAAGCAATGCACGAAGTTGTGGTAATGAAACATTATATCCTATTGCAATATCTTTTAGACCACCCTTACCCTCTGGAGAGTTAAAAACAGTATCAAAATATGCTGCTGCTTCATTATAATTATCTGCTTCTTGTGCTTGTAATATAAAATTATCTACTGCATCTAAAATACCTTGTGCATCATCTTGAGGTATTATTTTACTAGTTGTTTTACCATCTGATTTTGTAGAAACTTTAATATCACCTGTTACTTGTTTAGCAGTAAATGGAGCTGCAGGTTGAGCTTGACCAGTTAATCCTCTAATATATTCATTATATTGAGATTCAGGTAATAACTGTTTAGCGACTGATATTCTATTTTGATTATATTCATTCATTGCTTGAGTGTTAGCAAGTCTTAATGCTTCTTCTCTAGATACTTCACCTTCAGCAAATTTATTTGCAGCAGCCTGTTGACCCATAGCGAACTCTCTTTGAGCAAGGTTTTCTTGAGCTTGTTGATTAAATAAGTTTGTAGAGTATTGATAATCTTGTTCAGCCTGTTGCAAATCTCTATTAAGGATTTGATTCTCAAAGTCTCTTTCAGCTTCTCTATCTGCTAAAGTAGCATTATATAATTGAATAGTTCTCTGCTCTAAGTTCTCATCACCCTGTTGCTGTGCTTGTAGTATTGCATTTTGAAGATCAAATTGTAATTGCTCATCTTCAGCTTGTCTTGCTAACTCAAGGCTTTGTTTTCTTTCAGCAGCATTTACTAATTTAGTCTCAGCTCTATTTCTTTCATTTAAAGTATTTTCATATAAAGTACCAGCAAGTCCCTGTTGATTTGCTAAGAATTCTTTCTCAGCATCAAGTTCTTCTTGACGTATTCTTTCTCTTAAATCTGCCTGTCTAACTGCTGAACCTCTCTGTGCTTGAGATCTTGAAGATGCTCTAGATAGCGCTAAATCAGATTCTGATCTTGCTTGAGCAAGTCTTCCACCTACAATATTACCAAGTAAATCAACACCTGTTTCAAATTGTCTAGCACCAGCACCTGTTGCTGAAGCTCCAGATAGACCTCTTAGTAATGCTGCTGTACTTACGTCAGCACCACCACCACCTTGTAAACCACCTGCTATCTGTTCAAAGCCACCTGTCATTTGTTGTGTTGTTTTACTAAGTAACTCATCTGTTAATTGTTGTGTTCTTTGAGCGTCAGCCAGTGCATTAGTATAACTACTTTGTATATCATTTAATGATAAATTATATTGTGCATCTATAGAAGCAAGTTCTTGAAGTAGTATAGGATCTTCTTGTTGAACTGCTTTCTGAACTTCTCTTTTACTACCATAAGCCTTTACTAAATTATCTAATTGTGATTGAAGAGTTGTATTTAATTTTTGAATTTCTGCGTTAGCAGATATATCAATATCCTCTATAGGTTTGCGATTAGCAATACGGTCTTGATAAGCTTTATTTATTGTATCTATATTTCTCTGTGTATTATCTGGTAATTGACTTAATAAACCTTGAGTTAATTCTACATTACTTGGACCTGTAGATCTTTTAGGAGTGGGCAATGTTGAAGGTCTAGGTGCAGCACCAACAGATGAAGGTATATAATCTACTGGAGAAAATTCCCTAGGTTTAAAAGTTTCTAATGTAGGTGCAGGAAATAATGAATTAATATCTATATTTCTTGGAGTTTGAGTTATTGGTAATTGTGGAGTTTGTGTAATTGAAGCAGGTACATCTTCAGTTTTATCTGGTTTTGCTCCATAATAGGCACCAGTTGCACCAAGTGCAGCAAGTATTCTTAATCCTTTACCTACAGGTGTTTTACCAATTATCTTAGTTCCTACTTTTTTACCAATAGATTTTGATTTATCTAAAAAAGAAGAAGTAGATTTAGGTGTTTCTATTTCATCCTTCAGCCACGCAGGTTTAGAGGTAGATGGAGAATCTTGAATTGGTTTTATATTATCAGGTTTTTCAAAATAATCTTCAGGATTAATTGATGGTCTTGTAAAATATTCTTCACCAATAGTACCAGCAGCCTTTTGAGCAGCCATAGCTTTATTATATTTTAATTCTTCTTGTTTAGCGGCTTTATTTGCATACTGTTGATATTTAGTACCTAGTTTTATTTCATTCTTTTTTACACCTTCTTTTAAACTCTCTGTTTCTTTAAATCTTTTTATATTTAATTTTTCAGCAGCCTTCTTTTCGGCAGCTATAATTTTTTTGTTTTTGCTTAATTGATATTCCATATCATTACGTACTTTTTTATTAGCCATTATGTATCCCTTTCATTATTAGTTACTCCCGAGGCTTCTAATTTGATCAATTAGTAAAGATCTTGTCTTTGCATCTTCAAGTTGTTCTAATTGAGCTTCTCTTGCCGCTTCTGCTAAGTATACATCATATGATTCTTTTAGGGCGGCTTGCTCTTCCGCTCTTCTCAAAACTTCATTTCTTGTATCTAGCTTGTATGATCTACCAGCACCTGTTAAACCAGATCCTAGTAATGCTGGTGCTAATCCACCCACTGTACCTGCAGATCTTCCTCTAGCAGACATCTGTCTTTGAGATAATGCATCTCTTATATCTTGTTCTCTTATAGCACCTAGTGCCTGTGATCTAGCAAGACCTCCTTGATACCTTTTACTTGCTGCTTCCAAATATGGAGGAATTCCATATTCCTTGTTTTCTAACTGAGTTCTTTGTTGTTGTAATGCTCCTCGTTGTACAATATCATTTTGTTCTTGAGTAAACCTTTGTTGTTCTGCTAAAGTAGCATTTCTTTTAACTTCATCTAGATAAGTATTATAATCATTTTGTCTTTTAATATCTTCAGTAGCTTTTGCTGCTTCAGCGGCAATTCGATCTTTGTTTAAATCCATCCAAGTTGTAGTACCAGAATAATTATCTGGATACACACGAGGGCGAGTAGTATCAGGTGGAGTAGTAACTGTTTGTGTTGATGGTTGTGTTGATGGTTGTGCGGGCCTAGTAGTTACAGGAGGTTGAACAACTCTAGGAGGAGTTTTTGGAGGGAATGAATATATATCTTCTGGTTTACGTCTAGCAGGTGGTACTGGTGCTTTTGGAGCTACTGGTTTTGGAACTACTGCAGCTGGTGGTTGTTTTGGTCTAGGTTTTAAAGTACCATCATTTGGTTTAACAATAGTCAAATTAGGTTTTTGATTTACATTTAAACCAGGAAAACCTGAGGTTGAAAATGAACCTTTAAATAAATTTTCAGTGGAATAAGGACCACCTTTTCTTCCGCTTGGATTATAAGTAGGTTGTATAGCATTAATTTGTTTTGTTACTTTATCTTGTATAGTTCCTAGATTTTTATTTGGATCTTGATAATTTAATCCCATACTAACTTGATTTTGTACTGCATCTGTAGCTATTGAACTTGCAGCAATACCTCTTGGTGTTGTTAAACTATATGTGCTAGTTCTAACAAATTGTCTTGGCTTTGCTGCATATGGAATTTTTCTTGTAACTTCTGTTGTAAATCCTTTTTTTGCACCAAAAAACTTAGGTACAGTTTCAAGTACAGATTTATTTATAGGTGATTCTTTTGTTAATTTTGCTAATTTTGCTAATTTAGGTACCTTAGTAAGAAATCCTGCACCTGGAACTAAACCAACAAGACCATATCCTAGTTGACCTACTCCTTTTAGACCTTCTGTAAATGTAGTTGCTTTACCAAGTTTTCTGGAACCAGCCATTACATCGGAAGCACCCGTAAACTCATACCCAAATTGTTTTGCTCTGTCTTGAAAACTAGCCACTGCTCACCTCATTCATAATGTCTCCTGTTATTACTAAGTTATGGGGTCTTTATAACCCTGTTAACTCGTAAACTCTATCTTGCGCTGGTATTGCACCATTCTGATCTGTATTAGAATAGTACATAAATCTTATTACTCCTGGATCTATTTCTATAGGTATATCTGTTTTTATATCTCCAACAGCGGATAAGTTATCTGGTAGATCTGGATCATAATAAATATAAGTAGAACTTATATAATTATAGGCAGCAGTCGCTGGATAAAATCCAGGGGTAGCTGCTCCTAGTGTTACATCATCTACTATACCTTGTAATATTACTAAACCACTAGATGTATGCATATGACCTTGTAAAGCATCTCTAGTAAATGTTAATGCTGTATATGTACTAGGAATATTTGTATCGTAATCATAAACAACACTTGTATTTTTTTGTAATAATTTTATATGCCATGTTGTTGTAAGTGTGCTCTTATAAATATAAGTTACATCTCCATTAGGTGTGATTCTCATATCTCTATAACGAGGTAAGTCTGTACCACTTAACCATGTGCTTGTATCATCTGCTGCATCAAATGCAGTATTATTATATGTAGCAACTAAAGTAAAATTTGTATCATCATTAGCAGGTTTCATGTACATATTAGAAACTCCTGGTGTTGCTGTATCAATAAAAAATGCTGCTAAATAACCATGACCTGCAATTAATACTCTATACTTTGTTAATGTACTATTAGGCATTCCTAAGTTACCTTTATCTACAGGTGATGAATCTGTATCTGACATTCTCCAGAAATTGCTAGGTCCAACACCAGCATTAGTCCAAGACCAAGTCCACATATTTTCAGTTAGTTGATCAAATGCGTTATAGTCATTTCCATTAGTTGCTGTAAAAGTAGTATATGAAGTATCTGCTGGTCTACGATATGAATAAGTACCAGTAGTTCCAGCTTCCATTATTGTACCATTACCTTGTTGTAAATACATATCATTATAAGAACCAACTGCAGAGAATAATGATGAGTTAACACTGCTACTTCTAGTAAATGCATTTATAGTTGAAAGACTTAATCTACCAATAATTGAATCAGTACCAATACCATAACCACCAGCCATATCATGACATAATGAATAACCAGTTACTAAGGTATTAATATTTGTATTCATTGCAGATATATCAAATGTTAAATCTGGATTTGTTACTATTGGAAAACTTGCACTCAGTGCGGCTGCAGCAGGTAGTTCTACAGGTGTTATATACCCAGCTCTCTCTGAGATACCTATAGCATAATATTCACCATCTATTAATGTAACAATTATTACATCATCTGGAGATAAAGATGAGGTTGAGGTATTAGTATAATTAATAAACTCACCATCAAAAGAAGTTCCTGTACCTTCTCTTGATAAAGGATCATAAGTAGATACTGTAACTAATTCATTAAAATTATCAGAAACATTCTGAGTAACTTCAGGTAGATTATCTAATTCTCTTTTTAATCCTTTAGGACCTTTATATCTTGTGGGTCCATATCCTATTCTGATTTGATCATTACGCATCGCTACCATCTCCAGGTCTACTTGGCTTTAATCCTACAGACCAGAAACTACATGATTCAATTTGTAGATCTCCTTTAAATGTAGTCTCTGCAGATATTTCTACAGACGAACCAATACCTGCTGGTATTACAAATTCATCTCTATCAACTAAATTTCTATTTATAGCTTTTGAATATGTAAATACTGAAGTATCTAAATTAGGACCTGCTTTAATTGTTACTGTTCTAACTTGAGCATTATTAGATCTACCTCTAGTTCTCATACCATATCTAAACCAACTTACTTTTTTATGTTGTTCATTATTTCCTATTGTTGCAGTTCCTATAGTACACTCTAATTGTGTATTATCAAAAGTTGCTCTTTCTGTATCTGCTGCATTATCTCTAGATACACAGAATCTATAAACTCTATTATCCATAACAAAATACATACTACCTGAAACTTTTTTAAAACTCTTAGGTGCAACTGTATATGCAGGAAATACTAATTCAGTCCATGCTGCAAGAGCTGAATCACCTCTAACACCTTCCATTAAATTTAATACATAGTATTTACTATTTCTTACCATAAATAAATATTTACTAATAGAAGATAGTTCATCACTTACAGTTGTTCTATCTGGAGTCACTGGACCGATTCTATCTAATCGATCTACCTGTTGCCCATCTGTATACCATAATCCACCTAACTTATCTAGGAATACTACTATGCCAGAATCAGGCCAGACACATGAAGGTATTCTAGTACCAGTTGCAGATGTATCTCTAACTGGACCTAATCCACCTCTAGTTACATTTATGTCTAAAACATTATTACCTTCTTGAAGATCTATAAATGTTGGATTACCATTAAATATTCTTATACCATCTGATTCAGTATTTGGTGATGATATAGTTACTAGAGTGTTATCTAATACATGCATACCTAATATTTGAGATTCTGCTGAACCTGCTAATAGTATTGATTGCTCATGATAACTATCTGCTACTTCTTCAGAGTAATAGAATTGATTTGGATTTCTTTGTATATTATTAACTACTACAGTTCCAGTATCTGCTACACTGGTAATATCAGTACCTGCTTTAGTATAAGTAAATGTTGTTAAACCTGTTACTGTAATTGTAAATGTTCCATTTAATGTAGTATTAGTTACAGCAGTAACTACAGCAGTATCTCCTGTTGAAAAGTTATGTGCGGCAGATGTTGTTATAGTAACTGTATTAGAGGTTCTGGCTACATTTGATATACTCTTTGTATTAACCCAAGTTGATGTTGAATTTCTTCTAGTTAATATATCTCCCAATACTAGTCTATTTTTCCATATACATCCTACATTTGCTTTAGGTATTAAATTTCTCATTGGTAATGCATATGAACCTAAGAATATACCCACTCTTATTAAACTACTACCTCCAGTAGCTTGAACTTGTAACTGCTCTCCAACTGTTAATGCAGCGGTATGTGTATATGAATCTAAAGGTTGTACTGTAGTTATAGTTGCACCAGTATTTATTCTTACATCTACTGGAAATTTACCATCATTTGCTAAAGTCCATACAGTACCTGCTCCTGTAAATGTTGTTACTATACTAAATGAAGTTGTAGCGGTAAAAGTTTTAGCATCATTTAAATTTAAAGTTTCACCAGGTAAAGGTTTAATTAAATTGGGTTGATCTACTGGTTGATATCTACTCCAAGTTCTAATACCTATAGAATTAGTTAAATCATTTTCATATATAACAAATGGTACTGTTGTACCAGAAGTTGTATTTATTAATAAAGCATTTACTTCACCTACGAAATTAGTTGTACTATCTTCTATAAGAATTGGTATCTCACATATAAATCTATAATCTGTATTTACTGTAATAGATGATTGAAGAGTCCATGATACGCTATTTGCTGTAGTATAGTTTGCTGTATCTGATGGTGCTACTGCAGTATATATTGCACCTGTGTTAGATATAGCAACTAAATAAGAGTTAGAGGAACCTGTGAAACCACTAATTGATTTAACTCCACCTGTAATTGCACCTGATGAACCAATACTTTGAGCAGCCCATTGAGTTCTTATTGTTTGATCTGAGTCCATAACAAAACCTTTTAATCTAGACCATTGTTTATTTGAAAAGTTGTCTATGGCAAATTGTTCATTTATTCCACCACTAAAATCATTTATAGTTAATACTTCCATTAAGAACTCCTATATCTTAAATTAACTGTTCCTGCCGTTCTCCCGTCAACTCTTAGAATTTCTCCACCTATTTGTATAGGTCCAAGGTCATGATCAACAACTAAATCTGATTTCATGTAATCTAGTAATCTAGCATATTCTGTAGAATAAAACTGTGGTCTGTTAGTATCATCTGACTGTGAGAATAATACTTTTACTGCAGTACGATATGCAATAATATTTACATACTCTGATGGGAGTTCTGTTGCGTTTGCACCAACTGTGTCTATAAGTGGGGCAGCCTTAATATAACTTATTTTATAAGTCATTGTCTCGCCAAATGCTTTTGATAAAACTATATTGTTAGAAGAGTCACAGTCATAAAAATATTCATCGTCACCCTCAACTGTTTGTATTAATCCTCTTCTTGAGGGTATCTGTATAAGTAGAGAATTTGGATATGTTACTGAAAATTCTTTAATTTTTCCTGAAGGGTTAGTTAATGTAATTGTAGTAGCTCCTATTGCTAGAGTTCCTGTAATTATATTGGTCATCCAAGGCCAGTCTTCTTCTCTATTTACTTCTGTATAAGATTCCTGTAACCATCTATCTAATAAAGCATTTGCTAATAAATCAGTTGAATATATGCCAGTTAAGTCTCGTACGTAATCTCTCAGTGTTGTTAAATTCATTTAGTATACCTCTCTATCATTTGCTAAGTCGTGGGGTTAAAAGGTAAAACCCACTACCAGTTACGGCAGTGGGCTCACCTTGGTTATCCAATATCAGGTACGGATAAGTTTTCCATGAGCTCTACGCTCAGAAGTACCAATGCTTAATGTTGAAGCAATTGGAACGACCTCATCCAGAGTACCTTGAATACGGTCTGCTGGGTAGGTCTTCATAAACTCGCCTGCAAGATATGCAAAGCGAAGTGCTGGTGCGTGGATAAAGTATGCTTCAGCAACTGGAGCATCTGGATCCATACGAACTACGATTCCATCGAAACTAATTTCGCGGAAGCGAGTTTCAGCTTTATTTACATTTGCGAAGTCGTAACGACCCTTATCTTGTAGATAAGCTTCGAACTCTTCATATACATCAATGCCTGCAATGATGTGTGTAGGTCTCTTGCGGCTTGCCACGTAGATAGCGTTAACCATCTCACGAAATGCTACAAGAATATCTTTTGAAGACTTAGCGATTGTCTTTTGAGTTGAACGCCAGTAGTCTTTGATATCTGAACATGTTACTGAACCAGTAGTTGCAGTAGTTCCTACTGTTGCAGATGTAGCAGTTGTATAACTGATTGTTGTAGCAGTCACAGCTGTAAGTGTGAATGTACCAGCAAGAGCAGCGATAACACCAGTTACAACTACAGAGTCACCAACGATAAAATCGTTTGCTCCAATTGTTAGTGTAGCTGTTGTACCAGCACGCTCATAATCTGTTACTGCGTTTGTTGAATCTCCACCACGAATTCCACCAACTGTTTTTGCAACAGTAGTAGAAATTTTATCAGTTGAACGAATCAACTCACGTAGTGAGAGGATGTCTCCTGTAGATGAAGATGCAGCCCATAGTTCAGCGATTAAGAAATCCTGATGGTCTGCTGTAGCGCCTTTGACATATTCTTCTACAAGATTAACAACTTGCTCTGGGCCAGTGTTCTGTAGTATATCTGAGTGCTTAACACGAAATGGTGTTAGTACGGTATTTGACCAGTCATAGACAGCAGCTCCGATTGTATCTGCTGAGACTGAGGTGGCATAACCACCAGATCCTGATGCGGTGTCATATGCTGTTGCGCCAAGTTGAGCGGCACGAAGAGGTATGACTAGTCCACGACCAGTTTGTGATTTTGACTCTTGTTTAAAGAGTTCTAGTGTAGGGTGCGTTAACAAAATGTTATCTGCTAAAACTTTCTCATACTTTTGTAGAGTAGTTGCAAATAATTGAGTAAACGCTGCGTTTCCGAGGGCCATTTGTTTACCTTCCTTTTTTTAGTAATTTAGGGGCCAGAGAGATTTAAAAATCTATATCCTTCATAGTATCCTGTATTAAGGATCTTAAATCTTTAGGATTGCTTACTTGAGAAACACTGGATCCGCCAGCGCTCTTTCGTGAAACCACCTTTGTTGCTTGTTTTTTAGGATTAGCAACTTTTCCTTTTGCTCTGCTATTTTCATACATCATAGCAGCGTAGGCTTTTTTAAGATCTAGAATACCATTTTCATTTGCATATGTCAATATAGATACTTTAAATTCCTGTCTATCTCTAACTGTTGGTAAATCTAATCCTTCAGTTTGAATAATGTCAGTAATTTGATTATCATATACTTGTATAGCATCTTTAACTTTTGATTCTTGAATCTTATCTAATTCTTGCTCTTGTCGAAGTCTCTCAACGTCTTCTCTTTCTGCAAGTTGTTTTTTAAGCCTGTCCATTTCTGTTTCTTGAGCCCATACGTTCTTTGTCTCCCTATCAATACCAAAGTATTGAAGTGCTTCTGGAGTTAAGAGATCATTTGCTGCTGCCTCTTTTATTACTAATCCGAGGAAGTAGGATGGATTCTCTGTTGAACTTAGTAGGTTCGTAAGAACTGATACTGGATTTGTTTCCCATGCAGTGTCTAGTGAAGACAGCTGTTCTAGGGTTTCTTGATATTGAGAAATTTCTGTTTGAAATAACTCTCTCTCTTCTTTAAGAGATTGCATAGATTTAGTATAGTGAGCCTGCCTTGAGTATCCAGACTTTAATTCATCTAAAGTTACTTTGTACTCTTCTCCGTCTACCTTAACGATATAATTATTAGTATCAGGCTCTTCGCTTTCTTCAGAATCTTCAGAATCGTCAGATGCTTCAAGGTCTTCACCTTCTTCATCTTCTGAGGAATCTTCTGTAGATTCTAAATCTACTAAATCCTCATCTTCTGTTACTTCAGTTGCATTATCCTCTTCAGGTGCAACTTCTTTAATCGCTTCATTGATAGCGTCTTCTAGCGTCATTTCTTTTTCCATTATTTCTCCATTTCTCGAGTGGTCCCTTTGAGAGTGTCGATGGCCTCGATTCTCATATTACCTTATTCGAATATTAGTTTTCAGGTGTGTATACACCTTCACTATTAGTTGGTGTTGGGGTGTTTTAAAGATTATTTGTAATCTTCAGAGTCTTCGTCAGATTCTTCTTCAGAATCATCTTCAGAGTCTTCGTCAGATTCTTTAGAGCACTTAGGGCAAGGCATACCGCAACATGAGCATTTGCACTTATCATGACTGCCTTCTTCTTTATCCTCATATGAGTCTTTATCATAACTATCATCTTTAGGTTTGCCACCCATAACGATCATTATGTCAAGTGCTTTCTTTTTTGCTTCTCTATCTGGCATCATATTATCATCTCCTTTACAGTTGTAATCCGCCATTTGATGCACCAGGAACTCCTGGTCCACCAAATTCTTCTGCTATAGCCTGTGCAGGCGCTAAGCCTGCATTAGGATTCATACCAGCCATTAACTCATCTAGAGTCATGTTCTGTTGTTCCAGTGGAGGTTGCTCCATTGGGGGTTGTTCTACCATAGGTATCTCTTGAGGTACTTGCTGATCTATAGCAAGTTCTTCTGGTTGCTGAGCTGGAACAAGCATGAAGTTAGGATCGTATCCTAAATCTTTAATTGCCATTCTCAATGCATTAGTTGGGTCATATCCTAGTTGAGTAAGTGCAGGTATTACAGCCTGTAGAGTTTGTATACCTCTCTGTGCTCTTGTTGCTGGATTTAATGCTCTTGTAGAACCACCTTCTACAGAGACTTTAAATTCTCCATAGATATCTGATGGTGATACATTTAGCCACATAGATCCGTTTGGTCCAGCAATTCTAACTGCTCTCTGCTCATCTAAGAACTCTTGGCATAGAAGTAAAACTCTTAAACCAATTCCTGATATTGCAGTTTCTAATGCTGCTAATTTATCTTGTGCTCTTAATGTTGCAACACCATCTACTACTGCGGCAGCAGTTGCAGACATTCTATCTGCTCCAACTCCACCTGCTTGGAAGTCATTGATACCTAATACCTGCATCATTGCATCTTGTAGTTTTCCATCCATTGCATATGCATCAGAAGGAGTTGCTTGTCTTGATAGTGGTCTTACTACATCATCTAAGCTAGAAGCTTCTGGTATATCAAATACAACTACCTGATCTGGTATTGGTGATTCTAATTGTTTCTTTAACTCTGGAGTCATGTGGCGCTTTCTTACAGCATATTTATTACCACTTCTCTTTAAGTCATCGATCTGTGCTCTTGTAACTTCACCTAACATTAATTGAATACCTGCAATGTTTTCTAAATCTCCAAATGACCAGAACTGCATACCACCATCATTATAGTTTCTGAAGTGAACAAATGGTGAGTATCTATTCTGATAAGGAATTGGACCTTCAAATAATGGTTCTGAAGCATCTATTTGAAATACTGTTAACTCTCTTGTTAGTAAGTCGTAGAATTCATATAGAACTACATAAGATAAAACTTCAGGTAAAGTAGTTTGACCGTTTAAATAAGTAGATACTAAAGCATCTGAAGCGATAGTTGCATCTACTGATAGATTTACATCTTCTCCATATTTTTCTCTAACATCTTCATATGGTAATCTTAATCTCTGACATACCCATCTTGCTGAATCTAATCTTCTTGCATCTCTTGAAACGAACATATCATAAGGTGATACATACTCAACAAATGGATCATCTGATTCAACTGTCTCATATGTAGATTGTGCTTTATTTTTTGCTGATAAATCACTTGTCTCTGGAGCAAATCCTCCGTCTTTATTTATTGCTTCTGCTTGGTCTACTTCCATTAATGCTTCATCCATAGTTAGATCTGATGGACTTTCTTTATATTCATTTGCTACATAATCCCAACCAACTTTACAAAATCCATTACCTAACTTAATCATATCTTCTGTAGCAGATTTTACATCGTCAGTTGCATTTGTTCTTTTCCAAAAATATTGTAGTACTGCCTGTGCGAAGGTAGCGTTGTCTTCTGCTGTGTTATCTTTTCCTCCGATAGGTACAACTAGCATCTGCGGGTCTCTAGAAACAATACTAGTAACCATTAATGAAATATGTGGTAGTATATAATTTATTGTTTTAAGTATGTTGCCAGGGATTGGAGTTGGTGTTAAATCTGCAAAGTCTCTTGCATTTAAATCTCTCCTCATACCTGTTCTGTATAAGCCTTCTAAAATCTTCCAGTGTTGATGTAAAGGGTCCATTCTCCTAATGGCATCACGCAGTAACATCTGTTTATCATTTAATGTAAATTTTTTCATTTAATTCCTTCTTGTTAGTTTGTGGGTTGTGGTTGGTTTAATCATATGACATACCTCCGCCTAAAGAGAAACTCTCCCAGGCTTCTTGTTGTACAAGCTCCGCATCTGCTATCATCTTCTTACGAATATCACGCATCTTTGTAAACTCTACAACTATAGTATTATCATTATTAACTTTTATTGGGGCGGTTATATCTAAGTTTTCTGTTAATGACCATAGTGCTATGGCTAAAGACATAACTAAGTCGTCATGACATCCATAGTCTGCTGCATACCTAACTCCTCCTGAAGGTAGTTCTTGTCTAACGAATTGATGTAACTCTTCTAATAGTCCTTTATAAACTCCTCTTATTGATGGATTAGGTGTATCTAGATTTATTAAGTAGTCTGCTAGTTTATCTATAACCATTCTTCTACGATCAGCAGTCATTGGAAATGAAAATAATCTATCTGAATACTTTGTGCCTCTTCTACCTGTTGGTCTAAATACATATGGGTTAGGATAATTTAAATTTCTATGTAATTCATTTATAGGTAGTTGACCTTGACCACCTTGATCTTCAACTGCTAATAATGCTGCAGAATCTTTTCCTGAAAAAAATCTACCAAGTCTATCAATATCTAATGCCCAGTCAACTGGCTCTGTGGTATTACTTTGATAGTATGCTATAATTCTAGGAACGTTATCTATATCAGAGGTTAATACATGTGCTGTTGAATAGTCTCCACCTTTACCTTGTGCAGGGTCAGCTCCTATAAAATATCTTAAATCGTCATCTGGATATTCTGATATGTGTAGTGGACCTTCATCATCAAGAACAAAAACTATTTCTCTATCATCTTCTTTTAAATAACCTCTATAAATCATTTCATCAGCGTCATGAGGTAAGTTTATAAAACGTGGATTACCTGACTCTCTAAAAGCCTCTACATCGTTTGATGGATATTCTGAATAGAATTCCCAAGGGTTTGCCGAGAACTCTCTACGCTTTGCTTCATATTCTTTTATAGTAATTAATTTAGATGCTGACCATGGTTGAAATAATGGAACAAATTGATTTACTTTGTTTTTTGCATTTTTATATATTTTAGCGAATTCATTATATGCACCTCTAGCAGTAGAGATAATTAATATTTTACCACCAGCGTCAGTAGTAGGCATGATAGTTCTATATGTATTACTTGGATCTTCCATAAGAGCGAACTCATCAAGTACTACCATAGTTGCAGTTTCACCAGCACCCGCTGTTTCTGTACCAGCAAATGATTTAACTTGACATTTCATGCCATCTGCAAATTCAAATTCTAATTTATACTCAGCTGCTTTTTCTAAACGAGGTCCTCTTTCTTTTATCCATTGAGGTAAAAATTGATACATGAACTTTACCATGCCTAAGTTTTTATTTGCTGAGTCTTGATTCTTTGATACTAATAATAGATTTGATCCAGGTTGGAATAGGCAATGCCATAATATGTCTGCCATGGCCAGAGTAGTATAACCTAACTGACGAGCCTTTACAATGATAGTGAAACGATTATCATTCCAGGTATCTAATGCTTCTTCTTGATAATCAAATAAATCAAATTGAGTTCTTCCTCTTACATCCCATTTTGGTTGTACTTGAATAAATACGTAGTTACGCATAAAGTATTTTTTATCAGCAGCACACTTACGCCATTCTAGTTCTACCCATAGTTTTTGTTTTTGTCTAGATATCTGATAATCAGAAATAGTCTGGGTTAAATTCATCGTCTTCATCATCCTCATCGTTACTTCTAACACCTGTTCCATCTTCATAGGATTGTTTTATAACTTCTGCTGATCTAAATAATAAAGTTAATGAGTCATTCCAGTCAGTACCTGTAGGTCTTAATAAAGAATAACCAGCATTACCACGTTCATCAATAAACTCAAATACTACAACAGCAGAGCCGATTAAACCGTTTTCTCCTACAATCGTTTTAGATTGTTCAAATATAAAATTTCTTAAATCATCCATATTTTTAAACATAGGTTCAATAACTTCCTTTCTGATGTTATTCACTATTTGAAAAACTGACTTCGTAACCTTTGGACCTGAGATAATCCATAACATTGGCTTCACCAAGAAGTGTAATGGAGTCGATAATAAGTTCATCAAGGGATAAGCCAGCGAGATCCGAAGTCCTTGCAGCCGCTTCCTCTGCAACGAAATCTTTGCCGTAAGTCTTGAAGTATAAGTCGAGATACTTTGGGTCACCTGTTAATGCTCCTTTAATTAGTGTTGATTTTATTTGGATGTATTCATCTTCGTCAGAAGATTTTATTTCTTCTTCTTCAAGTTGTAGAGGGGTTCCATCAACCGACACCGCTGATATCTCACTATTAACCTTTACTGCGAGCTTCTTCTCTACAAGAGCCTTGAACATAGGGTCATTCTGCCATCTTCTTAAAGTTCGGACAGAAACGTTATTGCCTTGGGCATACTCTTCCTTAGTCTTAGGAAGGCTAAGCCTTTCCTTCTGCCCTGGTTCCAGTATCAACCAGTTAGCATAAGATTCCCATTGATTGCTTATATGACTCATATTCCTCCTTTAAAAGAATGAGAGAGTGGACCTTGATCCTTTCGAGAGTTGACACTCACCTTAGGAGGAAGCTGGGATAGGTATGTGTTTTTTTATGACGAGAATTGCCCCTTTTAAAAAAGTGGGATACTCTGAATAATCACACACCATCATCGAACAGGATTTCATTTATGATCCACCCTCTCACTATTAGCCCATATTGGGGTTTATTGTTATTATTGTTTTGTAAAAAACATAATCTTGCATTCTTTTATTTATGCTTTATAGTTTGTTTATATTTTTACATAGTTGTGGATTTATGTAAAGGTACCGTTCGCTCGCTGCCCTTAGGGGCTGCAGCGACCTGTATGCCTTTACTATACCTCCCACTCGACCCATCTACGGACACCACCTATTTGTTGTTCTAGAATGTTTTTATAAGGGACAGTTTTTGTACCTATGTCCCTATATATTCCTACCCTCTTTGTCCTGTAAGTCCTGTATAGGTTTGTCCAGAATACAAGGGGGATAGGTGGGTTTTTTAAGAATCGGACTGCTAAATACTTGAAAAAATGCCGTTCAGGTAGTATATATATAGAAGGACCCCTGTCTGGGGAGAACTGGGTATGCCTGAATATCTGGAGCAGGTTAGGCAGGCTTGACCTGAGGCAGGGACTGGGCTAGGTTATCCTAGCATTAGGCTAGTCCCTAAATAAACAGGATATTCGGACAGCGGATTAACAGGATGTCAAGTATTACTATCAACTTTGTTGTTTTAATATAGGGCAATTGGTAAGCCATAGGTGTCGGCATATCCATGCATTAGGTTGCATAAATATACATAAATAAAATAGCTAAAATAAATCCACCCCTATATTGCATATGTCAAGTATCTGAAATCAATTTATTGTTATTATCAACTTTTATTGTTTTAATACTTGCATCGTGTAATTGATAAGGTATAATATAAATATAAGATATTGAAATAAAAGTAAATATCTTAAAAAAGAAAAGGAGCAATAAAATGGAACTAAAAACTCAAATCAATTACCTAACTGGTCAGGAATATAAAGGTCAAAATGCGCTAGTATTAGCAATGTCAGGTTTTCAATCTACAGAATGGCTAACCTTTTTACAGGTTAAAGAAGTAGGCGGAACAGTTATCAAAGGCTCAAAGGGAACTCAAATCATTAAAGTTATTGAGGATAAAGATAACGATAAGATAGGTATAAAAAC